ATATTCCGAAGACAGCGTTCATCATAGCTCCTAGTGCTCCGAATATTGGAGCCAGTTTCATTGCACTTGCTCCTATACTTGCAAATACTTGTTTTGCTTTTATCTCTAATTTTATCAAGCCTCTTTGACCTCTCAGTAGTCCTGCTTCTAAACTTAAGCCAACTTTTGTTCCTGTTCTTTTTGCATTTGCTTCTATTTTTGCATAGGCCGCTCTTTGAATAGCTATTTGTCGTTGCATTGACTTACCTGTCGCTTTCTCTTGTTTCTTTAATGCATTGATGTGTGCACTAATTGACCTTTTTTGGTTTGCATCAGATTTTTGAAAGAATTTCTTTTCGTCCATTCCTCTTTTTGCTAAAGACTGTTTAAATGCTTTTGAAACAATTTTATCTGTTGACTGTTTGCTTTTACCAAGTTTATTATATGCTTTAGCATTTGAACTTAAATTTTTATTTAAATCTTTTAGAGAGGTTTTAGATCGTCTTACTGATTCTTCCATTCTTGAACCGAGTGTACTAATACCTGGTAGAACATCATTTGTTAATCTTACTGCAAATATAGTTAAAAATCCAAAAAGTATTCCTTGGTTTCTACTGAGAAAATCTATTATTCCTGTAAATACAGGAAGTATAGTCTCAGATAATGCTATACCAATGTCCAATAATTGTGTTTGGAATTTACTGATTGGGTTAACTAAATCATCTGCTTTTTCTGCTATTGACCCAAAGTTATCTTCTAATTGTTTATTAACTTCATTATAAACAGCTGTTCTTCTTTGTGCAATTGTTAGTTTATCTGCGCTTGCTCCTATACTTGCTGCATAGTTTCTTGTAGCAATATCTAGTCTTAAAATGACACCAAGTTCATCTAGTAGTTCTGGTTCGGCTTTTGTCACACCACGAATCAATCTGTTGAACGAATCTGTCAAGTCACGACCTAAAGCAACAGAAGCATTCTTTGCTCCTTCCGCTAGTCCTGTAATTTGGTCTGCTGAGAATCCTGCTGCAGTTGCGATAGCAGTTTGTTGCGCTGCTGTTTGGAAATCTAGTAATCCTGCTGTTGCCTCTCTAACACTATTTGTGATAGTAAGCATAGAAGTACCAGTTATTTTTGTAAGTTCTTCAAACCCACGAATCTGAGCTTGAATATTTTGTGCTTGTTCTAAGGCTCTGAAAGCTGCTGTGATAGCAAATAAAGTAGATGCTAATACTGCGTAAGATTGAACAAGACCACCTGTGCCTTGTTGCATACGAGAAAAAGATTTAGAAGCTGACTCAGTACGACCAGACATAGCCTGCATATTTCTACGGACATCTCCCGCAGATTTTTTAGTTTCGTTTAGTCCTGCTCCCGCAGCTTTGGCTTTTCTTGCAATGTCCTTAAGACTATCACCATCTGTTACTTTGATGGTAACGGTTGCGCCTTTAACCTTTTTTCCTGCCATTTATTTTCTCTTTAATTTAGCTTGTCGCTCTTTAGCATCTCTCTTTTGCTTAATTTTGTCGTTTATGTTCTTTGAGTTATGGTACTCTATATGTTTTAAAAAGTAAAGAACTGTCTTTTTATCTTCAATCTCTAAAACTTCAATATAAGTATCCAGGGCAGAATAGTCTTTTCCTAGGTAATATCCATTCATTCCGTCCCATCTATCCGACAAAAGTTCATGAAGCGCAAAAGCTTCTTGAACCTCAAGAGGAAGGGACGACCTATCTAAAGGCATTTTGCGAGGGTCGGGCTCTTCGCCTAACTGCTCACATATGGATAGATATTTTTCGATATCTATGTTGGTTTCTTTAAAATCTTTCTCGATTTGAGCAAGTATATAAGTTACTTGCTTTCCGTAAAATTTTCCAGGTCACCTACAGTATCTGTTACCCATTGGTCGAAGTCTCCTGAATTTTTCATCATCAACTCTGCATTTTCAGCAGTGTAGTCTAATTCTTTATCAGGGTCTTGCCCAGTTATATCTACCAATAGAAACTCTTCTAAGTATTTAAACTTAAGGCCTGTCCACCCTTTGATTATTGATTGTACATATTCTACTAAGAATAAATCTTCATCAAGTTTTTCCTCAAACGCTCTTGTTTTACGATTTAAAACTTGTTTTACACATCTATTTCTTAATTTAAGTAATTCTTCTCTACTTAAATATGTTAAATCAACTACAAAGCCATCGTACCCAGGATAATCTATTGATACTGTTTTACTAGAAGTCATAAGACTTTTTAGTGAAACGGGTTGTACTTGTTTTACTTTCTTTTCTTCCATTTTATTTCCTATTAAGTGGGAGGGCTTTCACCCTCCCGGGTTAATTAATTATTAGGGAGCTTTATACTCCAATTTAACTTCATTAGTTGCATTCGCAGCTGTTCCTGATGATAAGTCAGAAGATAGTGCATGGAATGCAGTCTCTACAGATATAACATCATCTAAGCTGTGAGTTGGCAACTCGAGGTGACATTTTGGCATAGTTGCAATAACTCTTTTAACTGTTGAGCCACTACCACCGATACCAAATGTTAAACTAAATGCATTAGTTATAACACCTCTTGATTCTTGTAAGTTTTCAAATAAAGCTAAAGAACCGTTCGCTTTATCATCAAGGTAGCAGGTAAAGTTACCTGATACACTTCTTGTTCCCATTACATGTCCTAATGGTAGGTTAACTGAACCTAGTGTTTCTGGTGTTAGGTAAGTCATATTATTTTCTATTGTAATATTACCACCTGTTAATGTAACAGCGTATGTTACATCACTTGAACCCAGTAATCCTTTGTCAGTACCTGTTGTTTCAGAAGCATCATAACTAATTGTTAAGTCTGTAAGTTTATTTCTGATATAGTTATCAGTATCGCCTACACCCTCTTTAATTAAGCCTTTTGTTGTTTCTGCCGCTCTTGATACAGAACCAGAGTCATCTGCTGCTGATGTACCTGTATTTAGTGCGTGAACTTCTTCGATTGATTGTCCGTTTCCACTCCAAGCAATCTGTGCAATACCCTCGATGTCAAAATCTATTGAAGCAGAACCAACTGAGCAACTTGCTAGTTTATAGATGGTAACTCCATCTACTCCTGTTTCAAAGAAACCATCGGTGGCATCTTTAGATGCTCCTAGTACAAAAAACAAATCAAAAACTCCGAGAGCTACTTTGTTTGATGCTGAAAAATCAAATACGTTTGGTTCATATGTAGCTGCTGCACTGCCAAATACTTTACCGCCACTGCTACCTGCGATAGCTGCATCGTATGTAGTGGCTGACATAGCCGCCCATAGTGGGCCTTCAACTGCAAACTCTTGGGCATTACCCGCATGTTCTGTTGGTGACCCTGCGCCTGCATTACTTGTACCTGATTTTGTAGGTCTCATATAAGTGTTGAAACTCCATTCTGCTGGTGCATAAGAGTCAGTAAACATTGCTCTACCTCTTTTACTATTACCAGAAGAGTCAGCTGCTTCACTTAAAGTAACCTCTGATGTATTCGTTCCTTGAGAAAATGAAAAACCGTCTAATACAGGAATCTCATACAGAGCTGTATCAGTGGCGTCATAAGCCCACTTCATGAATACTTTGGTATCTCTACTAAAGAAAAATGCCATTTTATTCTCCTAATTTAATATCGAATCTCACAGGTGATTTCTCCTACACCCAGAGGTTCTAATACGCCTTCATCTGTATCTACAGCAATAATTGTTGTTTGTGCTGTAGACTGAGATGCTCCTGTTGAATCTGTGTAAACCAGTGGATCATTATCCTCTAGTACACTTTCAACATCTTCTAACAGTTCTTCGAGTGCTAAAATGACATCGTCATCATCGCTAGTATAACATCGAACTGTTAAACTTAAAAATCTAAATCTAAAACCACCGCCTTCATATTGACGAGTTTCTGCTCCTGCCCCTATATGAATAGTGGGAAATTCTTCTACTTCGTCCCAAAATTTTAATCTTCTTTCTACTTTAGCTACTGAAGTTCTAAAAGGCGCACTGCCATTTATTCCTTCCATTTTTTCGGCTAAGGCTTCGACTATTGCTCGACGACGCGTGGTATGTTTCCTTGCTAGTGACGAGTCCATTATCTATCTACCTGTACCCCAAATCTTTGCCCTAGTAAACCTGAAGCTACTTCTCTAACTGACCTTTTGATTAATCTTTCTGGGTTTCTTTGAGTAGTATATCTTTTGCCTCCTGGAGCATATGTTCCATAAGGGTCTGTTGCATAACTTGTTTCAATCATTGTATTTCCACCTCTTGGCCCTTGTGTTATATTATCAACTCTTACTGAGTTTGCTAATCTACCTGTTCTAAATCTTAATGCAGGTGCAGTCATATTTTTTGCTACTGCTTGTCCTAGTTGAGCATTTATTAAATTTCGTAAAGCCACTGGATTTTGTCCTACTGTAGCTTGTACTTTACTTGTTGCTTTGCCTCTGGGTAATCCTGAAGCCATTACTCTTGCTTTACTTAGTCTTTTTTTACCTTGTTTTTTAGTTTTACTTGGTTTTTGATTTCTTGCTACGTTTGTTTCTTTTCCTAACTCACTTTTAGCATCAATAACTAATTTTTTATTTACTTTAAGTCTCATATCAGGACTTGATTTGTGAGTAAACATATTTTGTATAATCATATGAGGCGTTACTTTATCAACTTTCTGTACAAAACTACTCGAGCCTTGCATTTCTGCCGCACTTACTCCAAATCTTCTTGCTAAATTATCAAGAGACCTTTTCTTTAATAACTTTTTTTCATATTGTTTGATAAATCTTATCATACCAGATTTATCATCTTCTTCCATCATTTTATTATGGGCAGCATCTGCATACTCTAGTTCTATTTCTATATTCCTATTTAATTCTACAAGTTCTGTATGTTTTATATCTGTTAATTTAAATTC